CCGCTCGTGCGAACACGAGCGGCGCAGGTCGAGCTGAGTGAACGGGTGAGCGCTAGCCCCAGCACCCGCCCGTGTGGTGGTTCGTTGTCGTGCCGCACCCGCCGCAGCGCTGCTGCTCTGGCTCTTGGATCAGCTCTGCGGCGTTGAAGCGGCCACCGGGCAAGCGGTAGACGGTGTCTCGGGGATCGTGCTCGGGGCGCTTGCGCTGCTGCACGCGCTCGAGCGCTTCGTCGAAGCGGGCGCTCGCTCGCTCGATGTCGTGGAACATCCACAGGCACGCGGTCCCGATGGCGTCTGACAGCGTCTCGTGACGAGAGTCGTCAAGCTCGTGCGGGCGGCGCAGCATCCACGCTTCGTCGTTCTGCTTGACGACGTAGAGGGGGGTGTCGCGGTTGGCGAGGCGCCCGTAGTAGGTGTGCTCATCGAACTTCGTCCACGTGAGCTGCGGGCTGGTGGTCATGGCGGTGTTCTCCGTCTCGTCAGTGTGTGTCACGAGCACGAGTGTAGCGCTTACAGCGACAGCTCGCAACCCGTTCAGCGACGCGTGCGGGGCACGACGACGAGACGATGCTCAGGGCCGCGCAGACCGACGCTGCGGCCGGGCAGCAGCTCGACGTGGTCGACGTACGTTGTGATCACGCGGCGCTGTTCAGCGATCGTGCCGTGCTCGAGCAGCTCGAGCGACTCGTCGACGTCAGGGCGGTCGTCGATCGGGAGCTGCGCAAGCTCTCGCTGCGCAGCGTTCTTCGACTCGTCGAGCACTGCTCGTGCTTCGTCGTAGTCGAGATCGTCGAACGCGTCGTCGACGTCCGCGGCACGTCGTGCGAGATCACGACGACGCTCGGCGATCTTCGACAGCTTCGTCGTCAGCTCGTCGCGACGTGCAGCGTGATCGTCGCTGCCGTTCCACTCGGCCGCGACGGTCGGGTTGCGCAGCCCGTCGCGCACGAGAGCGAGCACGTGCTCGTCGACAGGCAGCTCGACGATCGACGTGCAGCCGTCGACGCAGCGGTAGATGCGCTCGTGCACGGGCTTGCCGCGACGAGTGATGTCACGCTCGATCCCGTACGCAGGCTTCGTGCAGACGCCGCAGCGGATGATCGTCGACAGCAGATGACGTCGCGTCTTGCGGGCGAGCTTAGGGCCGCGCTCAGCGAGCACTGCGCACATCTCACGCCACTTCGACTCGTCGAGGATCGGGTCCCACGTGCCCGTGCGCTCGACGCCGTCGTGGGTGAACAGAGCCACATGCGTGGGCGACTCGAGCATCTTGCGCAGGTTGCCGTTGCGCCACTGCCCGCCGCGACGGGTCGCGATGCCGCGTTCGGTGAGGTCGTCAGCAATCGACGTCAGTGTGTGCCCCGCAAGCACGCGGTCGACGCAGTCACGCACGATGTCTGCTTCGTCGTCGACCACCTTGAAGCTCGGCGCCGCGACTTCGTAGCCGAACACGGGTTGGCCGAGATGCGGCAGACCCTTCGCTGCTCGAGCGTTGCGGCGCTCGCGGCCGCGCACCTTCATGACACGGATCTCGTGCTCGTCGATGACGGACTTGATCCCGGTCACGAGACGCTCGCCGCCGTTGCGCCATAGCTCGCCGCCGCGGTAGCTGTGCACGCTGTCGACGCCCGCAAGCTCGGCTTTGTCGAGCCAGTTGTCCCAGCGAGCAGCGCCGCGGATCAAGCGTGACTGCTCGCACGAGATGACGACGCAGATGCGGCCAAGAGCGAGCGCGTCTTGCAGTGCTTCCCAGCCGGGCCGGAACACGTCTTCGTCAGCCGCGGTCAGCGACGGGTCAGAGAACACGAGCACGGGCACACCGGGGAAGTGCAGCGCTGCGTACGCCCGCCCGAGTTCCTCTTGGTCGTGCACGCCCTCTTTCTTGCCGCGGTGGTCGTCAGAGATGCGCACGTAGATGGCGACGTAGCGCACGCTCGGTTCGCTGTCGTTGAAGAGCGGCAGCTCAGCCGCACTGGTGATGGCTGTCATCGGGGGTCCTGTCTCGTCAGTGTGTGTCACACGACGAGCATACTCCGATGAGTCCGAGTATCAACTACGTGCGACACGCTCGACGGCGGCACCCCCTCGCCGGATCGTGTCAGCAGCTCGAAGCTAGTCGAACCGGTCGGTGCGCTTCGCCGCGCCGAGATCTCGCAAGTCGGTGCCCTTGCGGCCACCTTTCATGAAGGCGTCGAACAGCTTGTCGAATTCCGACGTGATGTGAGCCACGGCGCTGTCCATCGCGCTGCGAAGCGTGTCCGCGTAGTCATCAAGTCCGGCTTTCACGGCAGCGTCGATGAGCGCTCGCACGTCGGTCGCGATCGCTTCGTCACGTTCGTGCCGCAGCTCGCGGATCACTCGACGAGCTTCCTTCAGCTCTGAGCGCACTTCGCTGAGCATCGTGCGCGCTTCGGTGGCTTGCGCCGACAGCTCGTCGATCAAGCTCGTCCAGTCGCGTTCGCTCATGACCCCTCCTGTCGCATGCGCTCAGCTTCGATCCGGAGCAGTGACTCGTCGAGCCGGTGGCCGAGCCGCGACGTCGAGCGCACGTTGAGCGCGGCGAGCATCGGCAGAACGACGAGCGCTGCCCAATTCCAGCGTGAGCCACCGGCGAAGAGCGCGAACACGTTCACGACCCAGGCGAACAACAACAAGCCGAGCACGATGCGCAACCAGCGTCGCGACCGGTGAGCGGTGGCGATCGTCGTTCGCTCCCACTCGTCGAGACGGCTCCGATCCATACGTGCTCCTGCCAGAATGGCTCATGCGAACACCGGGCCGGGACGTCTCAACGTTCTGGCTCGGCCTCGTGGTCGGTCTGACCGCAGCGAGCGTGTTCGTCGTGCTCGTGCTCGCCGCGGTTGTTGCTCGCTGTCACAGCAGCGTTGCCTCCGGTCAGACGAACGAATTCGTTCCAGCACTGCTCGCACCCGACCGTGCGCCGCACTGAGAACTTCAACGTCACGCCCGCTAGCGCTGTGCCCGTGGCGTCGACGACGTAGAACCGTTCGGTGCCGGGTCGTTCGCCGCAGCGATGACACAGCTCGTCGCTCATGACAGCCGCGCCATGCATCGTGCGCAGTACGGGCGGTCGTTCATGAGCTTCCAGTCGGGCGGCATGCGAGCAACGACGTCATCGTGTTCGTCAGGTTGCAGCAGCACCGCAGCCGCGGTCTGACAGCCAGCGCAGCGGATCGCCGACTGCAACTTCGTCGAGAACGTCGCGAGCACGCGCATCGTGCGGTCGATCTGCTCGAGCGCGATGCCCAGCAGGCGGGTCACGAAAAAGGACCACACGAGCATCACGAAGTACATCCAGCGCCACGGCACGGGCCAGCGCAGCAGCGTCGTGCACAGCAGGATCATGATCGTCGCCAGCGCGAGCGCTGCGTTCAGCGTGACTGGTCTCATCGGTTCGGTGGCTGGACACGGCCAGCGTCGATCCAGTCGGCGATGTCACTGCGGCGATAGCGCACCCGACCGCCGACGCGGACGTACGCAGGGCCGCGCTGCTGCTGTCGCCAGTTGCGTATCGCTCGCACGCTCGTCGCGAGCTGCTGCGCGACTTCGACCTCGTCGAGCAGATCGTCGGGGGTGCGCTCACGCTGTCGTGCGAGCACTTGCACGCCGTCAGCGTCGCCGTTGAGCACGGCCTCGAGCAGTTGCACGATGTTCTGTGCGATCGCATGGGCACTGACGTTCTCGCTGCGCTCGTGCGCGTCGTACCACGCCGTGACGGCGACCCGAAGCTCGTCGGCGGCGTCGAGCAAGGGCGACGCTGACACCGCCAGCGAGCAATACCGCGTGCCGTCGTCGGTCGTGAGCACGTGCGGGCACTGGTCGGTCACGACTCGTCAGCGTGCGCCTCGATCACGGCGATCCACGACGAGCTGCCGTTTCGCAGCCCGAGGCGCATCGTCCCGTCACGATCGCGCATCGACAGATAGACGGTCAGCTCAGCGTCGACGTGCGGCAGAGGCACGCCGTTCGTCGACAGCGACGTCGTCGGCTGCTCGACGGTCACGACAGCGACAGCGCGCTCTGGCTCCGCGACGTCGAGCTGCTCTTGCTTGGACTGCTTCGCGGCCTGCTTCGCAGCTCGAGCCGCGGCTTTCGCTTCGGCACGCTCCTTCGCTTCGTTGATCGCTCGAGCGAGAGATGCGTCCTTGCGGTTCTTCGCCGCTTCCATCGACTCGCGGTACGCGTCCATGATCTCGGGCGTGAGCTTGTGTGTCGTCGCATTCGTGCACCGCAACCGTTTGCCGAGACGCGGTCGCCCATCGGCTCCCGGTTCGGTCTTGTACGTCTCTTCGTCGAAGGTGAAGCCGAGCGCTTTGAGCTGCTTCGCCACTTGACCCGACAAGCTCCCGGACGCGCCAAGTAGGGCGGTCAGCTCGCTATGCGTATGCCAGTCGCCGTCGAGCCACCAGCGGCGCATCAAGCTCGACATGCCGTACAGCTCCGTCGACGGCACAGCGGGATCACGCTCTGCGGCGATCATCTCTTCAAGCGGCGTGGTGGTGTTGGGCATCAGCTCGCCCCTCGAGCACGCTTGCCGCTGCGACCCTTGAAGAGCGCTGCGTTCATCGACTCTTCGGTGTCGTGCACGGTGACCCTGTCGAGCACGGCTTCGCGGATCGCTTGCTGATCGACGCCGCCGCCGAGCTTGTACCCGTCGGGGTAGCTGTACGCGGCACGGTTGCGATAGCCGCGGGGCGACCAGTAGTCGCGACGCTCGACGTCGCAGCGCTGACAGATGAGCACTCGCACGATCTCACCACCCGCGTGGTAGAAGCCGAGGCGTTGCCACGAGTGCCGCAGATCTCGACACGTGAGGAACTTGTCGGGGTACGTCTCGTCGAGCTGTGCGACGTCGTCGTCGTGACGCGTCACAGCACGCAGATGCTTTCTTTGCACGCGGTAACCCTCCCGCTTTGTCGGTGTGACGTGGCGCAGATTAGTGCGTTCGATACGGATCGTGGGCGCCGTCTCACGCGTGCCCCTTGCCTGGGCCGTAGCGGCGCATCCACTCGTCGACGTCGTCGGCTGTCGTGCGCCACTGGTTGAGAAACAGCCAGCCGCGCAGCTCGCCTGAGCGCAACGCTCGACGCACCGTCTCGGCGTTGCAACGTGCTCGCAGCGCAGCTTCCTTGACGGTCAGATACACGGGGGCGGCGGCGGGATCGAGCGATGACATCGGCGGTACCTCGTTCACACGGCCCCAGCATGGCGGCGCGCGGCTCACCCCCTTTCGACGACGCATGCCGGGCTGAACGAATCACGGCCCCTCCAGTTCTCCAGCACCGGCCGGGGGGAGTTGTGCGTGTCCGGTCGGTGCGGTTCGGGAGGTTGTACCACAACAGTGCGGAGCGTGGTGGGGTTCCTACAGAAAAAACTTCCGGGGGGTCAGCTCTGCACGGATCTTCCACTGGATGCGACTGCGTACGACAGGGTGCGACTCGCGGTCGTACGCAGTGGAACTTGTAATTCAACGGTCCTGGTCAGAGCGCTGCGGGGGCCGTTGACGCGCCCGTCATCGAGGGCCATCGTGCGGGGCGTGAACGCCGATCGCACCGCCGCAGACGGCCCCGAGGTCTGGTACTACGGCCTCGACGAAGCTGCCCGCCGTCTGTGCGTCTCACGTCGCACAGTGCGCGAGATGATCGACTACGGGCAGCTCCCAGGCGTGCGTCTCGGCCGCACGATCGTCATCCCTCGAGCTGCGCTCGACGCGTTCCTCGAGGCGGCGAAGCAGGCAGCGTCGTGAGCTGGTCTGAGGTCGACCCGACGACGGGACGACCGGCGATCTTCGACGACCCGGTCGCAGCGGTCGAGACGGTTCGCGTGCTGCGCACGATCCAGAAGCGGCTGCGCACCGAGCGGGCACAGCAGGTCGACGACGAGCACGAGCAGGCGTCATGACGATCGTGCTCGACGAGACGATCTCGCTGTTCGTGCCTGGCCTCCCCCGCCCACAGGGGAGCATGCGCGGGTTCAAGATGGGCGACCGCGTGCGCATCGTGCATGCGAAGACCGAAGATCTCGCCGTCTGGCGCGGCGCTGTCACGCAAGCTGCTGTCGAGCACTGGGGCGACGTCGCGCCGCTCGACGAAGCGGTGTGGCTCTCGACGACGTTCTACCTGCCACGGCCGCGCTCTGCCCCCAGGGCACGGCTGTACCCCGATCGTCTGCCCGATATCGACAAGCTCGCTCGAGCTGTGCTCGACAGCTTGACCGGCGTCGTGTTCGTCGACGACGCACGTGTCGTCGATCTCGTCGTCAGCAAGCGCTACGCGACCGACCTGCCGCAAGGGGCGCGCATCATCGTCGGGCGGCTGACATGAACGCCCCTGCTCGAGCGATCACGAAGCGCGGGTTCGAGCCGCTGTGGCACTTCACGTGCGAGCACGGCGCCGCGGGCATCGGTCGACGCGGCACGTTGAAGCCGCACGCGGCGCCGCACATGCCCGAGCTGGGGGCGATCGTCTGGCTGACAGACAATTCGTCGCCGACGTCGCGCTACGACCTCGGGCTGACGTCTCGACTGCTGCGCTGTGATCGCATGGCGTACCGCTACCGGGTGTCCGCGCCTGACGCGATCCCGTGGGCGGGTGTGTCGCATCGACTGCCCGTGCAGCTCTGCGCTGATCTCGAGTCGCTCGCTGACCCATCGACGTGGTGGGTCTCATTCGTGCCGGTCCCGGCGTTACAGGCATGACTGCCATGACGTCGACGCACGGAGGTACCGCCGTCGCTGCACGACGGTGCAGCTCACAATCGAATCACCCAGGCGGCGCAGTGCACATTGCCCGACCTGGGACGTGTTCGCCGCGGTTGGTGAGCACAGCATGCCGGGACCGGCGCGGTGGGGGTGGCTCAATGACGAAGCTCTGCCCGATCTGCGGGGCGCTGTACGTCTACCGCCTCACGAAGCGCTCGCCGATCGAGCCGCGGCACTGCGGTGCGCTGCGTTGTCGAGCACTGCACGACTGGACAGACGATGACTGGGCGGGTGCTGCACGAATGGCTCGTGCTCGAGCACGTGTCGGCATCGAACTGTCGACGCTCGACGAGCACGCACACGAACGGAGCGAACGATGAGCGACGACCGCGAGCGTTATCACGGCGCGGGTCTAGGGACGGTGCACTGCCTCGACTGCGGTGGGCATCACGGCACGGGCCTCGAAGCGGTGCACTGCGACATCCGCGTGCACGGCGTCACGAAGACACGTGAACGGCTCGAGCGCTTTCTCGAGCCGCATCTCGTCGACTCGCTCATCCGTCGAGCACGCGCCACGACGCGGAAGACATGAGCGATGAGCGTGACGTACTACGTCGGCGACGCTCGCAGAGCGTTGAATCGACTCGACGACGACAGCGTCGCGTGCGTGGTGACTTCGCCGCCGTACTGGGGCCGTCGCTCGTATACCGACCTGCCCGACGAGATCGGGCGCGGCTCGCTCGACGACTATCTCGATGATCTCGTCGACGTGTTCGAGGTCGTGCAACGCAAGCTCTCGAGCGACGGGCTGTGCTGGCTCAACGTCGGCGACACGGCCGCGGGGTCGGGTGGCGCTGGCGGTGACTACAACGTTGGCGGTCGACACGCAGGCAAGCCGCGCTATCGGCAGGGCGACGCGGGCATCGTCGGGCATCAATGGTGCGACGTGCCTGGTCGGCTGTTGCATCGTCTGCAAGACGATCTGGGGTGGCTGTGTCGCTCCCAGATCGTCTGGGATAAGGGGCGCACACGTCCCGAAGATCTGGGGCACGTGCGTCGACCTGGCGAGCAGCACGAGATGATCTACATGCTCGCTCGCAGCGCGCACTACGTGTTCCATCACGAGCTGCTCGTCGGTCGCGGTGACGTCTGGACGTTCCCGCCGAATCGCGAGCGCAACGGCTCATCCGCGTCGTTCCCGACTGAGCTGCCTGAGCGGTGCATCAAGCTCTCGGCTCTCGGTCGGGTGCTCGATCCGTTCGCGGGGTCGGGTGCGACGCTCGTCGTCGCGCAGGGCTACGGGCGTGACTGTGTCGGCGTCGACATCGACGCGACGCAAGCTGACGCGGCACGTGACCGACTGGGCATGTTCCTCGATGTCGTCGAGCTGTCGAGCGTCGAGACATGAGCAGCTCTGTCGAGCGCTTTCTCGAGGCGGCTGTCGAGCGGGCGAAGCCGCCGATGGATCACTGGAATCGCTACTTGCTGCCTGGTCGGGACGGCAAGAAGGCGAAGGGGCGCACTCGAGTCACGACGATCGCGCAGTCGATCAGCGACAAGTTCCAGCTCAACGCGTGGCAGATCCGTATGACAGCGATCGGTCTCGCGCATCATCCCGACCTGCTCGCAGGGGTGGCGTCGCTCGCGACGGTCGACGTCGACAACAAGGCGCTCGACAAGATCTGCGCGGAAGCTCGAGAGCGTGCGGGTGCGAACGTCGGGGCGAACCTCGGCAACGCATTGCATCGCTTCACTGATCTCGTCGACAGCGGGCGTGACGTCATCATCCCGGCCCCGTGGGACGCAGACATCGCTGCGTACGTGAAAGCGATGAGCGACGCAGGCATCGTCATTCACCCTGAGTGGATCGAACGTGTCGTGCTGCTCGAAGAGCTGAACGTCGCAGGCACGTTTGATCGCATCGTCGAGCTGCCCGGCGTGGGCCTCGTCGTCGCAGATCTCAAGACAGGCAAGGACGTCTCGTACAAGCACGACGAGTTCGCTGTGCAGATGGCTCTCTACGCCCACGGCGACGCGCTGTGGCGAGCAGCGACCAACGATTACGAGCCGATGCCTGACGTGAGTCACGACGTCGGCATCGTCATGCACGCCCCGGTCGGTACGGGCACGTGCACGCTGTACGAGATCGACATCGCAGAAGGCTGGAAGACGGTCGAGCTATGCATGGCAGCTCGAGCGTGGCGCTCACGCAAAGATCTGGCGCGCCCCCTGTCGGCACGGGCCAACGCGCCAGAGGGCCAGGTCAGCGAGGTCGGATCGCAAGATCTGCGGGGACTCGACAGCGAGTGGATCATGCGGCGCTTCGCTGGCCTGGCCGACCACGAGCAAGCTCGACGTCTCGCCGCGCTCGGCTGGCCGAAGGGTGTGCCTGTCGACCCGCCGTGGTCGCCAGAGCAGGTCGAAGCGCTCGCGGACATGCTCGACGACATCGAAGGCGAAGTCGGTGCGCCGTTCGGTGCTGAGCAGCCGAGCGAAGCTGCGAAGCCGCACAAGCGCTTGCGTCAGCCTGACGTGACGCTGATCGAGCGTTGCCCTGACGTGGTGATCGACGATCGCTCAGAGGCAGTCAGCCGCGACGAGGTCGACGCGATGCGCGCTGTGCTCGCGATGCTGACGCCGCCGCAGCTCGCTCGCATCAGGCAATGGTCGACAGAGGCACGCCGCGAGGGGCGCACGATCGACATCGTCGACGGGCGACTGACAGAGCGCGGCTGGTCGATCTTGCGGGCGGCGTACGTCTGCGCGACGCGGCTCTGTCCGCAGCCGAGCGACGGCGCGACAGGCATCGACGAGACGCGTGTGCGCGCCGCGCTCGCGGTGGTGCTCGATCGAGAGTTCGCACAGTCGTGGTGGGTCGGCGCAGTGCTCGGCTCGCTCACACAGGACGAAGCGGTTGCGCTCTGCGGCATCGCAGACGCGTACGCGGCGGGCGACAGAGACGCGATCGACGCGGTTGACAACGCCGTCGTCGATCTCGACGCACCGTTCTAGCCATCCCGGCTGGACGTCACAGAAAGCAGGTGGTCGCATGAGCGACGTTCGAAAGTTCCTCGACGAGAACGCGTCGGGTGGGCACGAGAAGTTCAACTTCGACAAGGTCGGCGACGCGATCGCTGGCGAGATCGTGGGCGTCCCGAAGATGGTGAACACCCGCTTCGGCGAGTGTCTCGTGCTCGACGTCAAGCCTGACAACGGCGAGCCGCGCACAGTGTTCGTCGGTGACGGCCCGATGGCTCGAGCTGTCGCACAGGCTGTGCGCGACGCGGGCGCAGACGATCTCGCGCAGGGCGCACGGATCGGCATCCGGTTCGCGGAGACGCAGCCGTCGAAGACAGCGGGCTTCAACGACGCCAAGATCTACGACGTCGGGTATGAGCCGCCGCGCTCGAGCGTGTCGGTCGACTCGATCTTCGACCGCGCACGCGGGTCATGAGCGACGACCCGGCCGACGCGGGGGCCGCACCTGACGTGTTCGGCCTCGAGGTGCGTGTCGTCGAAGTGACACCTGAGCTGGCAGAGCAGTGGCTCGCTCGCAACCGCGGCAATCGTCGCCCGAAGCCGCCGAACGTCGCTCGTTACGCACGTGACATGCGCGACGGTCGCTGGTCGCTCACGGGGCAGCCATTGATCTTCGACAGCACGGGCGCGCTGCGCAACGGTCAGAACCGACTGCTCGCATGCATCCAGGCTGACAAGGCGTTCGACTCGCTCGTCGTCAGCGGTGTCGCCCCGTCGAGCTTTCTCAACATGGACACCGGCCCGGCGCGCACGTACGGCGACATGATCACGATCGCGAGCGAGGGAGAGTCAGCGAACGCCCACGCGCTCGGTGCGCTCGCCGCGATGGTGTTCAGATGGGAGAAGAAGCTGACGATCATCGGCGGTGGGCAGACGGTCAACCCGACTTCGGGCGAAGTGCTCGACGTCGTCGCTCGTCACCCGTTGCTGCCGATGTCGATCGCTCCCGCCGTGCAAGCGTCGAAGGTCGCAGAGCTGCGGCCGCCGCGGATCGGTGCGTACTGCCACTATCGCTTCGCGTTGATCGACCGTGATCTTGCTGACGAGTTCTTCGTGCGCATCTCGAACGTCGAGTTCGGGCTTGCTGACGAAGCGCTGCGGGTGCTGTATCTGACGCTGCGCCGCATGGGAGAGCGTGAGCGCTCGCATCGTGACGCATACAAGGTGCTGCACTACGTCATCAAGACGTGGCGTGTCTGGCGCGGCCTCGACGAGCCGGTGAGCAAGTTGCAGGTCAGCAACCGTCTGCCCGAGATCGAGTGACGTCGATGACTGACCCGGTTTCTGACCCGTCAGCAGCGCTCGACTACGCGCTCGCGTACGCCCGGCGCGGCTGGCGGGTCGTGCCGGTCCCGCCGAAGGCGAAGCATCCGTCGATCACCGCGTGGCAGACCGAAGGGTCGACAGACGTCGAGCGCATCAAGCACTGGTGGGGTGCGTCGAGCGACTTCGGCATCGGCATCGTCACGGGCGCAGAGTCGGGACTCGTCGTGCTGGATGTCGACGAGCACGGACACGTCCGCGGCAGTGACACGCTCGCTGATCTCGAGGCGACGTACGAGCGACTCCCCGACACGCTCGAGGTACTCACAGGCGGCGGCGGTCGACATCTCTACTTCGCGCATCCTGGCCACGAGGTGCGCAACGACGCAGGTCGACGTCTCGGCCCTGGTCTGGACGTCCGCGGTGACGGTGGGCAAGTGATCGCCCCGCCGTCGATGCACGCGTCGGGGCAGCGCTACGAGTTCGAGCTGTCGTCAGGCTGGCCGGATCGCGTGCTGGTTGCGCCCCTGCCGGGCTGGCTCGACGAGCTGCTCTCGTCGTCGCAGGCACCCGCCCCGACACGGGAGGTCGCAAGCAACGCGGCTACCGGCCCGGTGATCGCTGGTCCGCGGACACGAGCTGGTACGAGCTGCTGACAGACGACGGCGCGACGTTCATGGGTGAGCGTGTCGATCACGTCGACGGCTCGACGTACCAGCTCTGGTCGCGGCCAGCACTGCCGGGTGAGCAGTTCTCGCCGCACACGAGCGGCACGGTCAACTACCGCGACTCGAACGTGCTCAAGGTGTTCTCTTCGCAGTGGATGCGCGTCAACGCGCTTGGTGAGATCGTCTGGCAGCTCGACGAGGGCGCGACGTACACGAAGTTCGGGTACTACGCGGCGACACGTCACAGCGGTGATCACCGCGCGGCGTCCGCGGCGCTCGAGGCGATGGGCTACGAAGCGCTCGAGAACCCGGACGATCGGGCAGCGAACTTGATCAGCAGCGCTCGTGACGACATCGACGAGCAGCTCGAGGACGAAGACTGGCCGGACACGATCCCGCTCGATCTGGGCAACATGCCGAGCTTTCCGCTCGACGCGCTGCCTGACGTGGTCGCAGCTCGAGCGCTCGAGGTCGCAGACGAGCTGAGCGTGCCTGTCGACATGCCTGCGATGTTCGGGCTGGGCGCGCTCGCGACGCTGTGTCAGGGGCACGTGCGCTTGCAGGTCAGCGGCTCGTGGCGTGAGCACGTGAACCTCTATCTCGTGGTGGGTGCCCCGTCGGGGATCGGGAAGTCGCCTGCTCTGCGGTCGATGTTCGCGCCGGTGCATCAGCTCGAGGCGCTCGTGCAGACAGAGCAGGCGAGCGTCGTCGCCGCGAACCGCGATCGGATCGACGTGCTCGAGGCGCAGCTCAAGCGGGCGAAGAGCGCTGCTGAGCCGGACTTCGAACAGATCAATGCGCTGTCAGCGAAGCTGCTGCTCGCTCGGCAGGAGCGCTCGTCGCCGACACGGCTCAGCGTCGGCGACATCACGCCGGAGCAGCTCGCAGTCACGATGGCCGCGAACGACGGCAGGATCAGCGTCGTCAGCTCTGAGGGTGGCCCGTTCGCGATCACGCTCGGGCGCTACAGCTCGAACCCGGCGCTCGAGATCTACTTGCAGGGCTTCACGGGCGACCGCGTCGACGTGCAGCGCATCTCGCGTGACGACGTGTTCATCGCTGAGGCGGTGCTCTCGATGGTGCTCGCTGTGCAACCGAAGGTGCTGCACGAGCTGGGCAGCGACTCGGCGCTCGTGCAACGCGGCTTCACGGCGCGGTTCGCGTACTCGATGCTCGGTGTGCAGGCGGGCGTCGTGCCGTTGCGCTGGGCAGAAGGCGAGCCGAGCGACGTCGAGCTGAGCTACGTCGAGCAGCTCGTCGCGCTCGGTCGTTGGCTGCGACGGTCGTTGACGCCGCGACCGCTGCCGCTCAGCCGTGAGGCGTTCGAGCGCATCAACGACTGGCGCATGGTCACGTTGCAGAGAGCTGCGCAGAACGAACGTGAGCTACTCGACGTGCTCATGCCGAAGCTGTTGCTGAGCGTGCTGCGCAGCGCGGCGTTGATCGGTCTGACACGCCGCATCGGGGACTGCGACAGCATCGGCTTCGACGACGCGTGCGACGCGGTCAAGCTCGGTGACTACTGGGTCGCTCACGGCCTCGCGGCGGCGCATCTCTGGACGCGCAGCGCTGTGCACGACGACGCGATCGCGATCATGACGTGGGCACGGCGCAACGACCGCGATGAGATCACGAAGCGCGATCTCTACACGTCGCTGCGGGCACGCTTCCCGCGTGTCGACGACATCGACGAGCCGCTCGCGCTGCTGATCGAACGCGGCTGGGTGCGCGAGCTCGTGCCGAACAAACCGAACAAACCGGCGAGGGGTCGACCGCCCGCGCCGCGTTTTGCGATTAATCCCGTCGCTCGACGTGTCGGCAGCGGAATTGAGTTGGCAGAAGTGTTTGTTCCCTTGAGGAATCTTGAGAGGTCTCTTTCTCTCTCTCTGTCCTTTCCTCCCCCACAGAGGGAGCGACAATCAAACGATCAAGTCGACGTCGAGCACGCTGCGGAATCAATCGCGGATATCGACGACGAACGCATGCGCATCGTCGACGAGATCATGGGTCTTCGCCCTCCGACCGATGAGGACGACGAGTCATGAGCGGGCGTCGACCGCGCGACGACCGCGAGACGATCGAGCTGGTGAAGATCACGCTGCGTTCGCTGCTGCGGGCCGCTCGTGGCCTCGACGAGCGGCTCGAGATGATGCGCAACGGTCTGGCGGGGCAGCCACGCGCCGCGCACTACGACGGCGACGTCATCACGGGCGGGCGCAACGTCACGTGGTGTTGGCTGCACGAGCGCGACGTGTACTCGTGTCACGCGGCGCGGCTGCTCTGCGCGGGCGAGTCGATCACGGTCGCTGACCCGACAGGCGAAGCTGCGGTGAACGGTGATCGGGTGGCACGCGATCGACGCGAGATCGACAAGCACGTAGCTGCGCTCGACGCTCACGCACAAGCGCTCGACGCCCTGCTCTCGGCTTACACAGCTCGAGCAGCGACGAGCGACGAGCGACGAGCAGCAGCCGCGGACGGTCAGCCTGGCTGTCAGAGCTGCGCTCGCACGAAGGGCATCAACGATCAGCCGCGGTACGAGCCGCTCAAGGTGCGGTCGTCACGCGTCAAGGGCAAGCTCGGCAGCCCGATGGCGCTCTGCGGCTGGTGCTACACGTTCGTGCTGCGGGTCAACAGGCTGCCGTCGACAGCCGAGCTGGACGCCCACCACCAGGGCAGACGCGTGCGTCAGACACCCGGCCTCGGGGTATGACACCGGGGGGTCGCCCACCCGTAGTGAGAAATTCCCGGGCTGAGCTGGGACGACAGCTTGCCAGCAGGCCGCGGATTAGTTACGTTGCGCTGTGTTCGCACCGCCAGCCTGAGCGGGCGGACGGGGTGCACCCGGCGACTAACCCTCCCGCAGTCGTGCACCGTGCGAGTGCTCCCTCTTCGTCGAGCAGTCGACCCCAGCGATCTGTTTCCGAAGAGGGCGCGCTCGCACACACTCGCAAGCACACGTGCCGACCCAGCGTCGCGAGCGACGAGGGCACAGCAGGTGCAGCCCGCGCTGGCAGTACCAGCACCATGCTCGAGTCACCCGGTGATGCTGCCTCACGACACGACGACGATGCCTCGACGACCACCCAGTGCGTGCACCCAGCCTGGCTGGCCACGCTGCCCCAACCCAGCGAGCGACCACGGTCGCTGCGACGAGCACGCTCGACCAGCCTGGTCGGGCAGCACACGCGCACGACACGTCAAGACGGGTTCGTCAGCTCGACGACGACGTGTCATGCGACGCGACGGCTGGCGTTGCGTCACGTGCGGTGCACCTGCTGACGAAGTCGATCACGTGATCAACCTCGCTCGAGGCGGCGAAGACACGATCGAGAACATGCAAGCTCTATGTCACGCGTGTCATCGCACGAAGACGACACGCGAAGCGCTCAACGCACGACGACAGCGTCGAGCGCCAGAGCGCTGACGAGATCGAGCGGCGCTCAATCCGTGGGCATCACCACGAGCGTTCTCGACGAGCACGAGGCGCGGGCCGTTCCCGCGCGAACCGACCCACCTGCCGGTACCAACTGCCGCGGTCCGCGTCTCACGCTCGCCCCCGACCCATCGACTCGACGACGCGGCACCCCACGGGGAGGGGCGCGCCGATCGCGCGAGCTGAGTCGACGAGAACCGATCTGCTGAGCAAGCACATGCCGCGACGCGTACACGTGTTCCCGCGCGACGAGATCGTGCACTGCCCCGCACCCGAACCAGAACGTCACCAGACAGCTCAGGATCGCCCAGGAGGCGCCCGTGCCCACTCGCAAGCCCCGCACTGCACCCGCCAGCACAGCGAGCGCCACGTGCCCCCGCGTCGACGACAACCACGTCGAGTGTGGTCAGCCTCTCGCGAACGTGCGTGAGCGACCGCTCGGCTGCTGCCTGCCCACGTGGGTCACGATCGGCGAGTGTCCGATGCACGGCATCGTGCCCGCGTCGCCAGAGCTGATCAGCGCGTGAGCGCAGCGCAGCTCGCGCCGCGCACGAACCGTGATCGCTCCGTCGTCGACGCTGACGAGCTGACCCCGATCGACTGGCACGACGGCGTCGCGTACAAGCGCGACGACCTGTTCATGCCCTACGCAGATCTCGACCTGTCCGGCGGCAAAGTCCGCCAGATGATCCGCCTCGTCGAGACGCACGAGCAGACGATCCGCGACGAGTACGACGCGACGTTGCTGAGCGCGACCGGCGTCGACAGCCCGCAAGGTCTGATCGTCGCTCGAGTCGCTGCTGCCTATGCGATGTCGTGCGTCCTGTTCGTCGCGACACGCAGCTACAGCAGCGCGATCACCCGCTATCGCATGCTGCGTCGAGCTGCCTGCCTCGGGGCCACGATCGACACTGCTGCCCCGCTCGGGTACGAACCCGTGCTCGCTCGACGTCTCGACGAGTACCGCGCCGAGCACGGTGGCTACCCCATCCGCTTCGGCATCGCGGCCGACACCGACAGCGCAGCGCTGCTCGACACCACCGCGGCGCAAGCAGCGAACATCCCCGACGACGTGACGACAGTTGTCGTGCCAGTCGGGGCCGGGATCACCGCGGCAGGCATCCTGGCCGGGGTCCGCGATCACTGCCCGCACGTGACACGCGTCGTGCTCGTGCAGGTATGCGGCTACGACCGACGCGAGACGATTGAGCGTCTCGCCCCGAACTGCCCGTACGAGTGGCACGCCGAGACGCGCTGGCAGTACCACCACCAGCTCCGACGCCGCGTCGACGAGCTGACGTTCGATCCGATCTACGAAGCGAAAGCGCACGCGTACATGACCGATCGTCTCGACGACCTGCCGCGCGGACGCACCCTGTTCTGGTGCATCGGCAATTCGGCGCACGTCCGATGAGCCTCGCCGAGCAGAACTACGAGATGGTCGCCATCAACGCGCTGCGACCGCACCCTGACAACCCCCGCAAAGGCGACGTCGCGGTCATCCACGAGTCGATCAACGCGAACGGCTTCTACGGCGCAGTCATCGTGCAGTCGAGCACGCACCGCATCATCGCCGGAGAGCATCGCTGGCTCGCCGCGCAAGACGCGGGCATGACACACGTGCCCGCGATCGTGCTCGACGTCGACGACGAGACAGCTCGACGCATCCTGCTCGCTGACAATCGTGCGAACGATCTCGCGACGTACGACACGAGCGCTCTCGCCGAGCTGCTGACAGACATCGTCGACCTGACCGGCACCGGGTTCACCGACGCGGATCTCGCCGCGCTCGTGCCACCCGACCTCGACGGCGACGCACTGCTCGACGACGACAGCGAACCACCCCCGACCGGGTCGACTCCCCGACCAGGCGACATCTACTCGAGCGATCGCGTCTCCGACGAAGCGTTCAGCTACTTCCGCAAGAGCGGCTTCCCGTACCGCAACGTCCCCGTGTACGAGTCGATGCTCGCCATCAACGCGCTAGCGCACACTGACGACGCTGCGCTCGAGCGCACGAGTCGAGCGTGCACCGTCGCTGACTCGTACTGCCATCACCGCTGGGACGTGCACGCGGATTCGAAGCCGTCGCCGCTCGAGACGTTCAACCGTGACGATCGTCTGCGCGGCGCGATCGAGATGGCTCACCAGAACGGCGCGCTCAGCAACCGCTACTCGATCCTCGGCATTCTCGGCCTCTACCGCGGCACGCAGACAGCACGGAACTTCCGACCGGGCTTCGCGCTCAAGTACATGCGCAAGTTCTGCCCCGACGACGGCACGATCCTCGACACGTCGATGGGCTTCGGCGGTCGACTCGTCGGTTTCTTCGCCTCGAGCGCTGCGCACTACGTCGGTATCGACCCCGCGGTCGACACGTATCACTCGAATCGACGACTCGTCGACGAGCTGTGCCCACCCGACAAGACATGCGAGCTGCACAACGTGCCCGCGGAAGACTTCGACGTTGACCCGATCCGCGGACGCTGCGACTTCGCGCTGACGTCACCGCCGTACTTCGACCGCGAGCGCTACAGCAACGAAGACACGCAGAGCTGGAAGCGCTACAGCACGCTCGAGCGCTGGGTCGACAACTTCCTCGTGCCGACGTGTCAGCTACAGCACGACGCCCTACGACCCGGCGCGCACTCAGTGATCGTCATCAACGACGTCAAGCCGCGCGACGGCTCGCCAGCGCTGCCGCTCACTGATCTGACGATCTCTGCTGCGACGAGCGTCGGCTTCGAACACATCTCGAGCGACGGCTACGCGATCAAGCAGCACTTCCACCCCGACGCGGACAAGTTGCCCGACGTCGAGCCGACGCTGATCTTCCGCAAGCGCGAGGTGTCGTCATGAAAGGTCCGTCGCCCGAACCGCGTGCGCTCAAGCTGCTCAAAGGGACACGCAAAGACCGCATCAACGACAGCGAGCCGCTGCCGCGCAGTGTTCTGCCTGTCTGCCCTGACGACGTCGCACCCGAAGTGCGCGAAGTCTGGGACTACACCCTCGCTGAGCTTGTCGCGATGCGCACTGCCGCGGCTGCTGACCGCGACGCGCTGTTGTGCTACTGCCACGCTGTCGTCACGCATCGCAAAGCGTGTCGACTGCTCAAGTCGAGCGACGTGCTCATGAAGGGCCGCTACGACGCGGTCGTGCGCAACCCGGCTGTAGCGATCCAGCGTGACGCCGCGTTCGCGATCAGGCAGTTCGCTCAAGAGTTCGGGTTGACCCCGAGCGCTCGCACGCGCATCGAAGTCGATCAGGACGCGACGAGCGCAGTGATCGGCAACCCGTTCAGTGGCACTGGAAGCTGACCAGCTCAAGCTGTCACCCGAAGTCGCGTGGTATCTCGACGATCGCGGCATCGCGCTACCGACGTGCCCGCCGCTGATCAAGACTCCCGAACCGAGCGGGCTGCCCGACGCGCAGTTCGATCCCGACCGCGTCGACCGCGTGCTGAACGTGTTCAAGATGCTGCGCCACACTCAAGGCGACTGGGCAGGTCGACCGCTCACGCCTGACCCGTGGCAGATCGCGTACATCATCGCCCCGACGTACGGGTGGGTACGTCAAGTCGAAGGTCGCACGCTGCGCATCGTGCGCACGCAGTACGTCGAAGTGCCTCGCAAGAATGGCAAGACGACGATGGCAGGCGGGCAAGCGACGTACCTCACTGCCGCGGACGGCGAAGCAGCCGCGCAGGTGTACGCAGTCGCAGCCGCGAAAGATCAGGCCCGCTACTGCTTCGACCCAGTGAAAGCGCTCGCGGAGAAGTCACCCGCACTGGCGGCGTACTCGAAAGTCACACGCGATCGCATCGTGCACGTGCCGACCTCGAGCTACTTCACCGTCGTCAGCTCGGTCGCCGATCTGCTGCACGGCGCCAACATCTACGCAGCAGTCATCGACGAGCTGCACGTGCACAAGACACGAGCGCTCGTCGAAGCCGTCGAGACAGGCACCGGGGCACGCTCGCAACCGTTGATTCTGATCATCACCACCGCCGATGACGGTCGACAAGCGACCGTGTACGCGGAGAAGCGCGACTACGTCGAGCGTGTCGCACGCGGCTCGATCATCGACCCGACGTTCTACGGCGTCGTCTGGGCCGCGCACGACGACGACGACCCGTTCAGCGAAGAGACATGGGAGCGAGCGAACCCCGGCTACGGCATCTCGCCGACTCGAGCGTTCATGTCAGCGACAGCAGCGAAAGCACGACAGTCGCCAGCGACGCTCGCGAGCTTCAAGCGATTGCATCTCGGCATCCGCACTCGACAAGAGAGCCGCTGGATCGACATGCCCGCATGGGACGCGAACGCGAGCATCGTCAACGCGACGTCACTGCACGGCAAGCGCTGCTTCGGCGGACTCGATCTCGCGTCGACATCCGATCTGTGCGCTGTCGCGTACGTGTTCCCCGACAGCAACGGCGCTCACGACGTGCTCTGGCGTCACTGGCTGCCCGAAGAGTCACTACGCACGCTCGACGAGCGCACAGCAGGCCAGGCGAACGTCTGGGCACGACAGGGCTTGATCGAGCTGACACCCGGCAACGTCACCGACTACGGCTACATACGACGAGCGATCGCCGCGGATCACGAGCACTACGACATCGCCGAGATCGCGTACGACCCGTGGAACGCATCGCAGCTCGTGAACGACCTGCAATCTGACGGGGTCAACCTCGTCACCCACCGACAGGGCTACGCGTCGATGTCGTCGCCGACGAAAGAGCTGCTGCGACTCGTGCTCGAGGGCACCGCGCAGCGACCGCGGCTGCGACACGGCGGCAACCAGCTCATGCGCTGGCAGATCGACAACTTCGCCGTCGAGATGGACGCGGCAGGCAACGTCAAGCCTTCGAAGCGACATGCAGGCGACAAGATCGACGGCGTCGTCGCCCTGATCATGGCGCTCGATCGAGCAGCTCGACGCACGCCGAAGTTGCGCAGCGCGTACGAGAACCGCGGCGTGACCGTCGCGTAGAGACGAGTCGCTCATGTTCGCTTACCGCCGCTCGCTCGTGCGCCGTCGAGTGATCGTCAATCTCGACAGCGGCACAACGTTCTCAGGCATCGCATGGGCGCAACGTGGGCCGCTGCTTGTGCTGCGCAACGTCGAGACGAGCAACGCCGGTCGCTCAGTGCCGGTCGATGGTGAGGTGATCGTGGAACGACGACGCATCGACTACATCCAAGTGCTGACCGACCCGACTGGTCGGGGCGTCTGACGTGGCGATCGTCGCGTCAGGTGGTCGACTCGTCGATCTCGGTTACGAAGAGACTGTCCCGCAGAGCTACGGCTACAGCCCGCTCATGCTGCAACGCAGCTATGAGCTGATCTGGCGCACGCAACCAGCAGTGCGCACTGTCTGTACGTTCCTCGCTCGCAACATCGCACAGCTAGGTCTGCACGTGTTCAGACGTGTCAGCGATGTCGAGCGTCTGCGCGTCACCGACCACCCGTTCGCTGACACGATCTCGCACCCGAACGACGACGCGACGACGTACGAGCTGATCGACTCGCTCGTGAACGACCTCGCCATCTACGACAACGCGTACTGGGTCAAGGTGCGCCCGGCCAACGAACCACAGCGCATCGGCCTCGTGCGCATCCCACCGTGGCGAGTCGAAGTGCGCTCGAGCAACTGGCTCACCCCCGAGAGCTACCGCGTGCACGGCACACAGGGTTACAGCGACATTGCCGCCGCGGACGTCGTGCACTTCCGCGGCTACAACCCTGTCGATCCGCGGGTCGGCGTCTCACCGATCGAGAGCTTGCGACAGCTACTCGCCGAAGATCTCGCCGCGACGAAGTACCGCGCTCGACTCTGGCAGCACGAAGCACGCATCTCCGGCGTGATCGAGCGACCGCCCGACGTCGACTGGTCGGACGCAGCACGCGAGCGCTTCCGCGACGAGTGGCGCTCCCTCTACAGCGCGAACGGCAGCGACGTCGGCGGCACACCGATCCTCGAAGACGGCATGACGTACAAGCCCTTTGGCTACAGCGCAGAGCAGTCGCAGTACGTCGAAGCACGCAAGCTCGCACGTGAAGAGGTCGCCGCGGCGTACCACATCCCGCCACCGATGGTCGGCATCCTCGAGCACGCGACGTTCTCCAACATCACCGAGCAGCACAAGAATCTCTACCAAGACACGCTCGGCCCCTGGCTCGCGCAGATCACGCAACGCATCGACCTGCGCTTGCTGCCCGACTACCCCGACAGCGACGGCCTCTACAGCGAGTTCAACCTGGCGGAGAAGCTGCGCGGCAGCTTCGAAGAGCAGACACGCTCAATGCAGGTCGCAGTCGGCGCGCCGATGATGACGCGCAACGAAGGCCGCGCACGGCTCAACCTGCCCCCAATAGACGGCGGCGACGAGCTAGTAGTGCCGCTCAACGTCGTAACGACGTCAGACACCGTCGCGCCGCAACCTGACGTGCTCGACCAGCCAGCCGCAGCAGCACGAGCACTCCCAGTCGCGAAAGCCGCTGGGATCGACCGTGTCGACGAACCAGACGTGCCTGACGATCCCCCAGCGCCGCGCGCACAGCGCTTCGCTGACCCGTTCGCCCGCATCGCCGCGCAAGTCTTCGCTCAGCAAGCAGAAGCAGTCGTGCCGCGGCTCACGATCAAGCGCAAAGCGCTCATCGACGACGTGTTCGACCGAGAGCGCTGGAACAGCGAGCTTGCGACGCTGCTCTTCGCAGTCAACGTCGACGCAGGACTCGCAGCAGCTCGACGCACGATCGCCGACCTCGGCGGCAAGCCCGCTGACTTCCGCAAGGAGACGATCCTCGCGTGGCTCGCCGCGAACGCAGACGGCGTCGCCGCGTCAGTGAACGACACGACAGTCGAGCAGCTCGACGCCGCGCTGCTCAGCGACGACCCGCTCGCCGCGGTGCGCTCGACATTCGACAACGCGGTCAACGCTCGAGCACCGAAGTTCGGTGTCACCCAAGCCACCGCGATCGGCGGGTTCGGCAGTCTCGAGGGCGCACGCTTCGCTCGAGCGACTCACAAGGTCTGGAACGTGCGCACTCGCAAGCCGCGGCCATCGCATGCCGCGCTGCACGGTCGCAGCGTTCTGCTCGAGGACAAGTTCTCGAACGGCTGTCGCTGGCCTGGCGATTCGATGGCAGCGCCTGACGAGCGCGGCAACTGCACGTGCGAGCTGACCTACACCGGGGGTGCCCAGTGAACAAGCTCTACAAGGCTCGTCCCGCGAGCTTCAAGGCACTCGACGACAACGACGTCGGCGTGTTCGATGCGCTCGTCGCTGTCTTCGACAACGTCGACTTCGGCGGCGATCGCATCGTGAAGGGCGCGTTCACAGACACGCTCGACGAGTGGGCCGCGTCTGGTGACCCGATCCCCGTGCTCTGGTCACATCGCAGCGAAGATCCTGACTACCACATCGGCGCCGTGCTTGAGGCGCACGAGAGCGACGACGGGCTACTCGTGCGCGGTCAGCTCGATCTCGAGGCACCGAAAGCCGCGCAGGTCTGGCGGCTGCTCAAGGGGCGCCGCGTCACCCAGTTCTCTTTCGCTTACGACGTGCTCGACGGCTCGTTCGTCAGCGAAGGCGACGAAGACATCTACGAGCTGCGCAAGCTCAAGCTCTTCGAGGTCGGGCCGACGCTCGTCGGCATGAACCCATCGACCGAGCTGCTCGGCACGAAGAATCTCGACGTGATCATGCGTCGAGCGCACACACACCCAGACACCATCGGCGCACGACACGTCGACCTGCTGCGCGGCCACCGCAAAGCGATCGACGAAGCACTTGCGCTGATCGACCTCAGCAACGCATCGGCCACCCCAGGTCCGGCGAACGCGGCGGCCACCGCGGACGTGCCCAGCCTGGCTCCGTCAGACGTAGTGCTCTCGGTCGAAGCTCGCCTATCGGCCTAGCGCCGTAGCGGGATTCCCCAACCGAAGCGCGTGCAACGCCTTCGGGCGGTCGCGCGCGCCTGCGTTCACGGAGGCAGACCAATGACGAAGCTCGACGAGCTGCGCGCCGAACGGCAAGCGCTGCTCAAGCACGCGAAGGACGTCGCAGACCGCGCCGTCACCGAAGAGCGTGAGTTCACCGACGACGAGCGCGACGACGTCATGTCGCACATGAAGCAAGCGAAGAATCTCGAGCCGCAGATCACCAAGCTCGAGGGCGACGCTGACATCCGCAGCCAGATCAACGACCTGGCTGACGTCGGCGCAGACGAGACGCCGAGTGACGACACGATCGTGCGAGACACGACGAAGACCCGCCGCGGCGGACAGCGTCGAGCAGCGTCGCTCGGCGAGCAGTACGTCGACTCCGCGGAGTACAAGTCGTTCCTCGCAGGGTTCCCCGAAGGGCGCGTGTCGGAGAAGGCCCGCGTGCAGTCGCTCCCGTTCAACGTCAAGACGTTGATCACGGGCGCTGCCCCGACGTCGGGCGGCGCGTTCGTGCTCAACGATCAGACGGGCATCTACGACACGCTCGATCGAGTCCCGCTCACGGTGCGCTCGCTGATCTCTGTGCGTCAGACGACGAGCGACACAGTCGAGTACGTGCGCATGACGAGCCGCGTCAACGCGGCTGCGCCTGTGCCCGAGGCGACCGCGACGACAGGTACGAGCGGCATCAAGCCCGAGGGCGGCTTCGCGTTCGAGCGGGTCACCAGCCCCGTGACGACGATCGCTGAGTGGGTCGCCGCGACTCGACGTGCACTGTCGGACGCCGCGCAGTTGCGCGGCATCATCGACCAAGAGCTGCGCGCCGATCTCGCCGACGAGGAAGAGAACCAGATCGTCAACGGCGACGGCGTCGGCGAGAACCTGCTTGGGCTGCTCAACACGCCAGGCGTGCAGACCCAGGCATGGGACACCGACGCGTTCGTCACGACTCGTCGTGCTCGCTCCAAGGTGCGCATCGGCGGTCGAGCGACCCCGACC